CTTCACCAGTTCCAATGCTTCTTGCTCCTTCATTGTTATTTGTATTTAGTTCAATTGGTTTAAGTTCTAATTTGCGACCACCATTAAGTATAAGTAGTTCAGCAACCATATTGGAGACTTTTTTTATTTCTCCTTCAGGCATTACTATTATGTTCATTTTGTAAAGATAATAATTATTTGAATACGTTATATTAAGCAGTATTTCTTGTTCTTGTTGGTGTTTCTCCAGTATCAAATCCTTCAGCCTTTGCTCTTGCCTTAACAGAATCATCTACCATATCTGCTTCAATTGGTACTAAGTAGTGTCTGCAATTCCACCCACCAACAAAAGTGAATATTGACTTAGCATCAGTACCATCTATTCTACCAGCCCAAGTACCATCTTCAATATCATCAATACCAGCAGAGTTAATACCTCTACCCCATTGTTGAATCTCATCTCTATGGAATACTTGACCCTCACGATGTTGACAGAATGGTCTTGTAGTAGGAATCTCACCACCAAGATATTCAAAGTAGATAGCACCAATAGTTTCATTGACTGCTGCTGAGTAAGACCTATCTGCTACTGCCTGAGCAGTCAATGCAGTAGTCTTGATGTGACGTAATAAGAAACCATCATTAGCATCAGTACCCAGTATCACACCTTGTAATGCATTAATGGTGTCTCTTAGTGGAGCACGAGCAGAAATATTAGTTACCAATTGCTCAACAAATGGTTGTGTTACATTGTTCTTCAATCCACTACCAATGAAAGTATCTATGGCATTAGTCTTAGATATTTGTAACAACTTTGTTTGGGCAGCAGTTGGTTCAAATGCTGGGTCAAACTTTTGAGCCACTTCATTAGACAATACTACACCTTCATCAATAGAGTTAAGAAAGGTCTTGATAACTGCTTGATATTCTTTACCAGCTAATGCTTCATTTAACTTATCTGCAATGATTCCAATACGTGCTACGTTGTTATCACTTTGAATGATGTTACCAGTTGAACTTACCTCAAGGTCATTAATGATAGGTAGTAGTTCCTTCCATATCTTTAACTGCACCTTCTCAGTAGCAGTACCCATCTTATCAGGTGTGCTATCAAAGAGTTTTATTTTCTCCTTTACGATGTCACTAAGCGATGCCACTCAATAGATTTTGTTGTGCTAATTGGATAGGGTCTAACACCTCACGTACCTTACCTACTGCTGCATCACGTAGTTGAACTATTTGGTCTTGCATTGGTTGGTCAAGGAAATTCTGATAGTCAGCATTTGGTATAAAGTTTCTTACCAATTCCATCACAAGTTGAGGTGCTGATTGGTGCAAGACATCTTGCCACTTTTCAATAGTACCTAATCCTAACCTTGCTACAATATCTGCTTGACCCATCAATAGAAGTTCATCAGCATTCATAATCAATTCATAGACTGCTGCACTTTCATCATCTGTATAATTGATTGCTTTAATGTAATTGTATACATTGGCATATGTTACCGCTGGAGGTACACCAGCAGTAATACCCTCTGATATAACTGCAAGATAATCACTTGGAGTAGAGATGTCAAACGAAGTAGGATATACCAAAGTAACACCTCCAAAGTATTCGCCATAACGCATCTGACCAATAGTGTTGAGCATAAATTCATACATTCCAAAGAGTTGGTCAGAGATAGGTTTCACAAACGCATACAATGCTCTCATCTTATTAAGTGAACCAGTAGCAGTTGATGCTTCACCAATAGTTCCTGATGCATCAGAAGATGGTAGATGAAGTACACTTCTTGACTTATCCATCTGAGTATTAATCTCATTTCTCAAGAATGTTAATGTGTCCATTGGTGGACTTACAAACTTCATATAGTCACCACTTAATCCTGAGTCACCTTCACTCATTGATGTCTTAGGTTTAACTAATAGCATACCAGTAGGTGAGAAACGACTCTTAACACCAGCACCACTACAACTACCACAAGTACGATAGCCACCACCAATAGGGTCAAATATCTGACCATTGTCACATCTGTTACCCTCTCTATCTACGAACTCACATATCTCACCTAATGCAACCATAAATGGAAAAGCAGAGGTAGCCTTGCTCATCTGCAAGTAACTCTCATCAAGTACCACTTGGTCAAGTAATGGTACTGCTGTAATGAATGGAGATTGAAAGACTAACTCATTATTTACAAGCAATGGTGTACCCATCAACTTACGACAAGGTACATAGCCTAAGTCGTGTTGAAAGTACACAACTGGTTCACCAAATGTCATATCACTCTTCTTACCTACTTGCTCAATTCTCCAAATGTTAACATCGTCAAATAACTCAAGTATGATACCACTCTCTTCAGTCTTGCTACCTACCTTAACATAACTATTATCTTCATCAATTACCAAGTACCATCTACCATATTCTTGACCTACGATTCTTTTACAATTGTAGTATGAAGGCATTGGTTTGATTAGGTTGTTACCCATCAATACCTCTTCACCATTATTATTGTCTTCAATATCAAAATCTTCAGGCTCAATTGCTATGATACCATTAGGGTCAACCAACTTTAGAGTAGGTAGCATTGACTTTACAAATGCCTCTACACTACCAAACTTTTCAATCTCTTCATTGATAAATCTGCTGAATGTATCTTCACCAAATCTTTCATCAATTTCGGGTCTTACATTGATTGACCAATTTTGGTCAGCAAATGCACGTGAGATTGTAGCTTTAAAATCTTCAAAGACATTTAATGTAGTGGCTTTGTAGTTAGCCTTAATGTACTCATATTGTGCTTCTGTTTGGTTTGGACTTCTAACAGAAAGTAGATGTTCAGGGTAGACATCAGCACGTGCGTGAGGTAAGATAGAGTCATACATCATAGCAGAAAAGTTGTACCCATCCCAATATTCAGGATACTGGTACATTCCTACCCTACGTTTTGAGATAGGGTTAGTCATTGACCTTGACTTATCATTATCGAATGCCTTGTGTTTGTAGGCAAACTTTCTGACTATCTTATTTACCTCTTCTATAGAGAGTGCCATTATGCTACGATTTTAGTAGATGTTGTTGAGTTAATGATGTGTGAGCCACAAGATTTAGAACGACAAAATGTAGGTTTCATAGTTTTAGTATTTAGAAATTAAAGATATACCACGACCTTCAGGTGTGTTTAATGTTGTTGTGTTGTAGTTGTAATGTGCTGCATACTCAACAAGTCTCTTAGGGTCTTGTAAATGAATTGTATCGTGGTATGCTATCACACCACCACGACTAACCAATTTTTCAACCAACTTAAATTCAGGTAGGATAGATTCCCAAGAATGGTCACCATCAACAAAAATTAAGTCAAAGTGATTTGATGGTAGCTTATCAAGTTCATCGTGAGAATTACCTAAGATAAAGTCAATAGCTTTACCACCCTCTGACATATACAACTTGGTTGCTGGTGTTCTATAATCATTAATATCAATACCAACATATTGACCACCTTTAGGCAATGCCTTAATTAGATGTTGTGTTGTTTCACCTTCAAATACACCTATCTCAAGAATGGTCTTATACTTTGACATTCTAACTAATGATGCTAAAAACTGACCTACTTCATCTTCTGAGTTCCAATCGTGACGAGCAACCTCTGTAAATGTCTCAGTTGTTACAATTTCTTTAGATTCTTTTACGACCTTCTTAGGTCTTCCTACTTTCTTGGTAGATGTATCTTTCATTTGTTAACGTATTTTTGACCTATGATTCTATCAATATGGAATTGATGTATTTTATTTTGAGTTCGCATCATTACCTTCATTAACCTATCTAACCACTCAGTATAGAATCGTGATGTAAAGTTACGACCACCATAGTAAGACTGAAAATAATAGTTATCAGTTACCTCTTTGAATGACAAACCACGAACAGAGGCAAAGTGAATGAACCCAGTCTCAGATGTACCAGCACCTACTATACCATCGTTCTTATATGATGGGTCGTATTGTGTCATAGCCAATGCAACATTCATATAGAGTTCATCAGGTTGACCATTACCCCACTTCATCCTTAGTCTATTTGTTGGTAGTTGATTGGTCATATAAAGACTTCTAAGCACTCCAAATAGATTCTTAGACTCATTGCATACCTTAATGAATTGAAGACTGCTATTGATTGCTGGTAGGATTGAATCATTATCTAATTTGAAATGTTCCCATATATCATCTCCCCACGCCCATTGCATTGAGGGGATATCACGACCTAACCCAATAGTATGATACCCCACACAATGACTGATGTAATGCCTTTTTGTACTTACTAAATCATCAATGAGTGGCTGAATGTCTTTTAAACATATAGCATCAACATCAAGATATAGGTTATTCTTAAAAGGCAAATACTTATATAGAGAAACCTTTAACATAGCTGGGTCGAATTTACCATCTACGTAAAGGTCGGAATGTTCAATTTGATTTAATGAATCAACATACTTGCTGATGTCACCAGTAGCATTTTCGCACTTCTTAATATCATCTACAAAGAGTGCAATCTTAACTGATGGTGAATGGTACTTAATTGAATAGGCTAAGTTATATGCTGCGTGATAGTAGCCTACTTTGCCAAAAGCAAATAGTACCACACCCTCATTAGAAGGTGTGGTAATATCGTTAGTGTTTAACTCTTTAGTCATTATCCAAAGATACCAGCTGGAGCAGTAAACTGAGATGGTATCTGTTTTTGTCTCCAAGAGAATGTTACTTCATATCTCTGTAATTCGTTGTTCTGTTCAGGGATAATGAAGTTAGCAGAAGTAGTAATACCTACTGGTGGGTCAATGTAAATAACCTTACCTGAGTCACATAGATAAGCCATAATCCAACCTACTTTTGATTGGTTTAATGAGTTATAAAATATGTTATTTTGGTCAGTTACGTTAGCATCGTATAATGTAGCAGTTCGGTCTTCGTTGATTCTAATCTGAGTTCCACAACCTACTGGTGAGTCAACCTGAATAGGTGAACCAGCTGGAAGAGCAAAACGAATATCTTCAACTAAGACCGCAGTAGCAGCACTTAATGCTGATAAAATTTCTGCTGGGTCAGTAGGGTCTGCTAATACAGATTCACAAGAACCAATTATAATAGCGGAAACTCCGCCAAGTTTATATTCCCCACAAGATACTAAATCGTGAGTTTCTAAACCACCTTCGCAATATGAGGCACAGCCCATTGTATATAGATTTAAAGTTGTTGATGTTACTATTTAAGGTTGTAACATTTAAACCTACGTGGGTGCAAAAAGATATACAAATCTACAAATTATTTTCGTAATACAAATTGATTGAATCTTGTGTAGTGATTCTATTTAGGTCTTGAGTTAATAAGAAAGGCTCTTCAGAGTTATCTAAGATAGATGGTAAGCAGTCAGCATCTGAGTCACCACATTGCACCTTAACAACCTTATTTTCTTTCTCAAGTAAATCTATTGCAAACGAACCTAAGTAGGTATCAGCATCTGACCAGTCAATAGTAGGGAATGAATTATCTTGAGGAAACATCAACACACCATTGACATAGCAATTGTCATAGTAGAAGATGGTAGATAAGAAGTCTAAAACATATTCGGGTAGTCTACCAAAATAATATGTCCATTGCTTTAATATGTTTACATAGTTAGCACTCCACTTACCTGATGCATATCTAAAGGTGTTGGCATTGGTAACATATTGAGGCTTTGCTCTTTTACCCTCAAGTCTAATCATTGGTAAAAAGGATGAACCACCAAATGCAAGATTGAATTGGTCTTCAGCATTACAACCTTCAATCTTAAAATATTTGCAAGAATCGTTATAATCTCCTATATCAAGAATGTCAGTAAACAAATCCCATTGAATATCTGAATCATCAATACTTATCTCTACAAGTTTTATGACTGCATAACTTGGTTCACTAAGAAATTGATATACATCAATTCTAAGATGTGTGTCTCCAGTACCAGCAGTAATTCCTATTGTTTGATATCCAGTTCCAAAAACTTCTACAGATACATCACCAATTGTTACAAATATTTTAACACCTCCACGATTTTCAATAAATAAGCTAACAAAGTAATACAAACCTTCGCATAATGGATTGCCTTGATTTGATGTTATGCTACCAAATTCATTAAACTCAAGATTAAATTCTACTTGACTTTCGCTAAGTATAACTGATGCATTGCCACTTGTAGTCCAACCAGCGACACCATTAGCATCTCTGAATATTCCATTGTAAACATAACTTTGACCACAAGTATTAGTGCAAAAGTCAGTCATAGCTAAACGATAACAACCAGCACCAATCTCAATATCAGTCAAGTCAAATGCAGCAGTTATCTTATTATCTTTAAGAGTATATAATGGTGTGATTAAATCAATTGTTTCTAATGTTGTAGCATCAACTATACCTAACTTCATTTGGTTAGATGTTGCAATACCTTCTACTACTATACTACTTGTAACCAAACAACCTACCCACCCATTGCCACTTGGTGTAAAAAAGTTAAGACTTACACTATCATTAGTCATTGTTGGATTTGCAAAGTACAATGTGTATGTACCAGCTAATGTTATTTCATATGTGGTGCTACCATTAATATCTACCAATAAAGTACCTTCATCTAATGTCAAGATAGTAAAGGTTACTTGATATAACTGATAAATATAGTTTGTTCTTAAATACTTTGAGTAATAGCCACCTTCTGTAATATCATCACTACATACATTGCCACCACTTATGTTAGTACCCCACCCTTCTGTATAAGAGTCATAAGGGAATAGCCTTGATAGTGGGCAAGGTGTTGATTCAATTTGATAAAATATTTGGTCATTAAAGTCTATAAGTTGTTTATAACTTGATTCTCCACATTCTTCACAAAGTGATTGTATCTCATCTTGTGTATGAAATATAATAGGCTGATTTGGTATGGATGTAAAACTCATCTTAGTATCTTATTAGACTTTAATTCGAATGTTGCCTCTTGTTCTATGATTGACTTGACATCAACCTTTTTGATGTAGCCTTTGATAACTCTTAATGGGTCGTCTTCTATCCCAAATGATATTGGTTTAGATGTGTTATCAAGTATCTTCTCAATCTCAGTCATTGTCAATGGTCTTTCAAAATTATAGATTAATCTTAAAATTGAGTTCGGGTCTACTGGCTGCAATACATTAGGGAATGGCTCTCCTATGGCATCAAATTGAGTAGTAAATGTTTCGTAAGTATCATCTATTGTAACATCAATTGGTGGGTAGTCAGTATCTACTCTTGCCCACACATTAATGTTAATTAAATCACCTTCATTACATACTACTACCCAAGTCAATTGAGACACAACAACATTTGTTATAGGGTCAGTTTGTGATGGTAAATCATTGTAAGTAGATATTAATACACCTGAACCAGTTGAACGTACAAATTGTGCATAGGCTTCATAAGCACCATTGACAATGATTGTAGTTGTGAATGTATAAGTACCAGTATAAGGAATGATGTATGTAGTACCATCAAAGTTATTACTTGGGTCTATAATCTCATTACCAAATTCTAAGTAAGGTCTAAATGTAGCAAGGTAGTAAGATGTAAAGACATCACTAATACCCCATTCTTGTAATGGAATTGTATTACTTGTTGCTTGTACTTGTGTGCTACCAGCATTGAAACCTTGAGTGTATGAGTATATACCATTTGGATATCCACCAATCCAGTTGTATGCTACTATATCATTTGTATAGTCACCATTGTAAACTTTTTGACCAATATTATAAGGGTCAAATTGACGAGCATAACCTTGATTTTGACTAACATCCCAAAATGTTTGAATGATGAATGTATCATTGTTATAACTCTCATTATTGTGAACATAAACATCTTCAATAACATTAGTATCAAATACTATTTTATCACTTCTTAATCCTAATACATTTGATGTATTACACTCACCTATCAATCCAAATATTTCATCTCTAAATCCTTTGAAAGAACCTTGAAAGAATGTACAAGCAGTCTCACCACCATTGCATTCGTGTTGCTCAAGGTATGGTGTTGAACCAAAGTTGATAGATGCATATTGAGCAGCAGTATCATACTTTAAAGATATGTCAGGTTGATTGTATAGATTAACTGATATACCTTGTTGATTAAAGTAAGTAGCTGGTTCTATTCTTAGTAATGGCTTTTGATTTGGTTGTACCTCAATGACCATTCCAAGTCTTATCTTTTTATTCAATGCAGTAAACAAATCAACAAATGATACACTTGTTGGGTCTTGTGCTTCATTGATAATTGATAAACCATTAGTGACCAAATCAAAGTTACCATCATTAGCAAAATTGAATGTAAAGTAGTTACTATCAAAGTCTACTAAGTTATCTGACATACAACTTACAAGATGCTTGAATGCATCATAGATACTTACACCATAGCAAGGGTATTGATACACTCCATTAGATGGACTAAATAGTAATACCTTTCTTCTTAGTGGTGGTGTTACTGGTTCAAAGTTCTTAGTAATATTACTGCTTAAAGGGAATGGTATTGACTTGTTATTGTTAATCTTAGTTGAGAATGAATCATCATATAGCTTAGTAGTTACACTACACCTATCAAGATTAAATACACATTCACTTACCACGATGTACCCATTAGTCAATCGTTTCCAAACACCAGCACATAGATACTGAACCTGAACCCTAATAAGTGAACAACCACCAGTATCAATAAGGTTAGTGTAGATGTAATCATAAACACTACCAACAAAGGTTAGGTCATTATTAAATGATACTATCCTTGAATTAATAGTGGTGTCTTCAGCAATGGTGAAACCGAAATCATCAGCATTAGTTGGTTGACCTCTATCAGCACCATCAATTAAGAATCTTATGTCTACTGCCATTGGTATCTTGAATCAACTGAATTGTTATATCTTGTCTTTGATTGTCTCAAATCTTTTCTTAGACCTTTTAGTTCAGCCTCCATTGTTTTAGAGTTAAGAGTGGCATTGACGTTAACACCCATCTCTTTAGACTTTGAACTTAGCATATAGTTCATTATAGCTGGTCTAACATATCTCTCATCAATTAGCTTCTTAAAGGCATCTGAGGATTGATTTAATGCATTCAATTCTCTTCTGTGGGCTGATGTTTGTTTTCTATTAACGATGTACTCACCTTGCTCTGCTTCTATCATTGTACCACCTTGAATATGTCTTTGACCACCAATCTCACCACCACGTTCAAACTTAGGTATTGGTTTAGCAAGTGCTACTGCTAATTGAACTGCACCAACTGCTGCTGCTGCAATGATTGCTGGTATGTTTGCTGGAGGTAGCAATGTGTTAGCTTTAGAGATTGCTATTGCAGTATTGATTCCAATCTCAAATATTGCTAATGCTTTGTCTGCTACTGCTTGTTTTCTTTTTTCTGCTTTAATAGCATCATTTGTTTTCTTTGCAAGTTCAGCACGAGATTTAATCTTATCTCTTTCAAGCATATCTGAGTTATTGATTGCTGCAAGTTCAGCCTCACTTGATGCATTTATTTCTTCTATTCTTAATTCAGATGCTATCTTACTTATTTCATTTATTTGACCAAATATAGAAATGGCTGTTTGTGCATATTCAGCTGCCTTATCAATTCGTGCATCTTGCTCTGCATTCAACTTAGCAGTAGTATCTGCATTAATCTTAATGACTGCTGCATTGTACTCTTCTTCACTCATCAACTTCTTATTAAGTGAGTTGATAGTCTTCTGACCTTCATCTTCAATTAACTTTACTCTTTGCTCATAGGTAGAATTACCTAATGTTACTGCTGCTTGTGCTTCTGCATTATCAATGTCAATACGTTTGTTAGCTTCTACTACTTTAGCTTGAGTAATATCAGCATCAGTCTTAGCTATGATTGCCTTTCTGTTAGCCTCTTTAACTGCTACTGAACTACCTGATGATTCATTAGCTTTTAATTCTGCTTCTGCTCTTGCACGTATTAATGATAGTTCATCTTCAAGAGTTGTTGCACCTATTATCTTCTGAAGTTCAAATGCTTTAATTCTTAGACTTAACTCTTCTTGAATTCCTTTGTTCTTTATGTCTTGTATCTTCTTAGTGCTATTGGCAGTTAATACTTCAAGGTCAGCAGCAGATGCTTGATTCAATTTAATCTTAGCCTCAAGGTTGCTCTTTTCAATGTTAAAAGATAATTCTGCTTGTTTAATCTCATCTTCTATTGTAGCAGTATTCAATATCTTCTTTGCCTCAATCAACTTTACCTCATTACCAATTACTTTATTTTGCTCATCAAGTTTAAGTTGCTCAGTATCTTGTGCTAACTTAGCATCAATGAGTAACAATGTAGATGCTCTTAGTTTACTATTTGTTATACTGGCAGTTGCTGATGCCTTTTCAAGTTCAGCCTCTTTCTTTAAGATGTCTTCTTTGTTCTTGAATGATTCACCATTAACGATACCAATTAATTTAAGACCATTGAGTTCAGCAGTTATCCTATCTTGTATTGCTTTGTCACTTATCTGTTTGGCATTCTCTGCTGCTGCTTTAGCTTCATCTTTTAATCTTTGTGTTTCTGCTGCATCAATAAGTTCAATTTTACCACCAGTTGTTTTATTAGATTCTGCTCTTAAATCTTTGATACTTGCCTTAGTCTCATTCAATGCTTTGTTAGTTGCAAGTTTCTGAGTCTCTAAGTTTTTTAATTCAGATATATTAGCTGCTAAGTTAATTGCTGCATTATCTCTTGAAGATTTAGATGCTGCATCAATTTGTGCTTTCTTAAATTCAATCTTACCAGCTAATTCTTTTTCTTGTGCAATTAATTTAACTTGATTTACAAATAATGGTCTTTGTTGTGTTTCTAATTCTTTTGCTGCATCCCTTCTTGTTTTTCTTCTATCAGCCTCTTCTTGACTTATTTCTTTTGAACTAACTAATATTTGGTCATTCAGGTCTGATTGTGCTGCTCTCTGTTCTTTAATACTTGCAGTTGCATTCTTATTAGCAGTTTCTGATTCTTTCATTAAGTCATTAAACTTCTTTGATGCTGCTGCATTAGCTTGATATATGGCATACAATGCACCTAATGCTATAACAAGTAAACCAATACCAGTACCAGCTATTGCAACCTTTAATAAGTCAAGGCTCCTCTTAGTTGCTAATGTAGCCACCGCTGCACCTTCTTCAGCAGTTGTTAATGTACCAACTGAACCAGCAGCAGCATTAGTCACCACCACTTTCTCCTTCATAAAGAGATTCTGCAATGCTATCTTAGTTGCACCTTGACCAGTTACTAATGATGCTATTTCTTGTAGTCCACTTAACAAAGCTAATGCTGCTTGAGTTTTAGCAATGGTTTTATTAAGTTCTTCAGACTCAGTTCCAAATAGTGCAGCAGCACCTTGTGCAATTGCGAAACCACCAGCAAGACCTTTAACCGCACCAAGTGCTGCATCAAACTTAAACGTATCAGATGCAAGTACCTTAACCCTTTCTTGTGTATCTCCTATTTGGTCTTGTAGTTTACCAGCCTCAATAGATAACTTTTGGAATGCTTGACTCCCCTCTTCACCAGCAGTCTCTAATGCTGATAGTTCCTCTTTTAATTCTCTTAGTCTACCTTTAAGTGATTGTGTTTTCTTACCCGTTGCATCTGTACCAGTATTGGTATCTTGTAATGACTTTTGGTACTTAGCTAATGCTTCCTTTGCTTGAAGAGTTTGTGCTGCATTCTGTTTGATTTGACCACCTAATGTTATGGCAGCCTTACCAAACTTAATTGATTCACCAGTTAGCTTAGTTAGTGCATCACGATTCTTGTTTATGTTAGCTATGTTACTATTTAATGCCTTGCTAACTTCTTGTGAGCTAAATGCAGCAGCCATAGACTTACCCATAGCTTTGTATGCATCAGCACCTTCTTTAGCAGCAGCCTCAGCACTATCTCCAATCTGCTTGTTGGCATTGATAATAGTATCAGTTACACCTTTAAGTGATGCTGCCTTTGCTTCATATTCAATGTATACTACTGCCACGATTTTGAGTCTTTATGAATTGCTCAAATTTAGTTAAAAATAAATCAACATCGTTAATCATTAGTTGATTGTATGCAACAACATCACCCTCAACTATTGTCATCACTTGAGTTTTAATTCTCTTGGTCGCTTCGGTCGCTCTGGTTCTTGGACTGAATCTAAGTGGGTCAATGCTTTGATTAGGTTCTTTTGTGCCTCTTGGTTGTATACCCATAATTTCTGCATATCTTCTGCTGACATAGACATTAAGGGTATTAGCGGCTCTATAGCCACTCGTGTAAAAAAATCGTGTACACCTCCATTGCACATCTTTTCAAATACTTCAAGTTTCTCTTTGTGAATATCGTTGTTGATGATGGTAGGGTCTTCATCGTCTCTAATTATCCAAGTGGCTGCAATGTTAAGTAGTAGGTCACGATGGATAATAGTATCTTGTCTTTCACGTATGATGTGAATATAGGTTGCTACCAATGCAGCATTCTTAGGATTGGATAGACCAGCACTTAATGCTTTCTCCATTGCTTCTAATATCATTTCCATTTCAGTACCACTAATGCCTGAACTCAATCGTTCAAGTAATGCCATAGACATTGAGAATCTTTCAAGTGGCATATTGGTTTCCTTTGGGAATCTTAGGTAGTTGTAGCCATCTTGAGTAAATACCTTTACCAAGTTGTAACTTGATTGTTTGGTTGACCATCTATTGAATCGATGCCACAACTTGCGAGGCATTAATTTTCTGAATAACTTCATCTATTGTGTTGTTGCTAACCAACCTATCTAAGTTGGTTAAGGTTAGTATTGTAGTTCCTTGATTCTCTATTACCATCATAATGGCATTGACATTGACCAGCACCTTGCAGTCTCCTAAATCAATTGCAGATAATTCTTGTAACTCTTCATCTTCTATACTCTTATTGTATTCTATTAGGGTCGATTGTAAGATGATAAAGTTTGCCATAGGTCACCAGTATTCGTGAGGGCATTGTGCATCCTCTACCCTTGTCTTAGCTGGAAGAAAGCAACCACAAGCATTACATACGTTAAGTGGTTTGTATCTATGTTGGCAGTTGTTACATATGGCAGTTCTACCCTTACTTAATTCTCTTGACTTCTTATTAGCAGTAAGGTAGTAATACCACCCTCTGATGATTGCAGATAGCTTACTCATTGGTCAGGTTAACTATTGATGGTTCACTATCACTAACTGCAATACTAAAGTCAATGCAAGTATAGGTATCTTCACCTATGGTCAGGTCTTGCCTTGTACCATTTGGTGTATCAGTTGTTATCCAAAGAGTATAGCCTTGTAGTGGGTCAATCAAGACTCCTTCAATGGTAATGTTACCGAACTCATCACTAATGCTTACAAAGGTCTGAATGCGACCAGTAGCCTTATACTGGATGCACACAAGGTAAGAGGTATCAGGTGCTGCTACCCCAAAGGTCAGACCAGTAGCACATACATCTACATAACTGCCTGAGTCGTAACAAGGTGAACATATGCTCATAGGTATCGTTTTAAAATTGAATTCACAAAGTAACGGAAACAATCAAGAAAATCTGCACGTTCAGATAAGTTTTTTCGATTGCTCTTAATGATTCCTCCATCAGCATTGCATTGTACTTGTTTGGCATCATATACGAATCCTTTACACCTAACTGAGTTCACCTTTATCTCAAGACGAGTTAGTGCGTTATTGCAATCTATTCGACTATTGTAGTGGGTAGGATTCGCTGGTATGATAATCTGTGAATCTGCAAGGTGTAACCTTCTTTTGATTTGGGTATAGGCTGATGAGTTATCACGTTGTTGAATGCTCCTACCATTGCCCATTGCATCACCAGTTATTCTTAGCATACCTCTTGGTATATTCAATCCTTCCACGTAATCACAGAAGGCATCAATGCTACCCTTGTCAATGTTTATCTCACCAATGACTGAACAACCTTTAGTCGTGTGTTGCTGGATGATTAATGCTGAGAGTGGGTTGATGTTGAAATCCACAGATACGAATACTGGTAGGTGAGGGTTAAGACTTAGTGAATCATCTATGTGCCTATCATCATCCCAAGCATACAAGAATGGATTACTCACCTCATCCATCACATCCCAATCACCCTCTACGAATCTTGCATACTGGATTGGTGGTAGTTCCTTCAATGACTCAAGATACTCTTGACTGATGTATGGGTTATCTGTGATGCGTGAATTAATGTATGCCCACTTGTCAGGTAGTGTATCACTCCTCCATCTATCATAGATTACTGACTTGACCCAGTTGTTAGCTGGATTGCAAGTGGCAAGGCAAACAATGGGTACTTGACCTATAGCCTTATTCCAACTGCCAATCCTCTCTTGAACCTTATAGAAGGTTGCTTCTTGAAGTTCATTGACCTCATCAAGACCAGCACCATTCACCTCAAGTCCTCTGAACCTATTCAAGTCCTTGTCATCGTCATAACTCTCAGCCATAAAGATTAACTCTGAGCCATTGGTGAACGTAACCACATTGGTCTCACGATTCCACGAACTGATATACTCATACATTCCATCATTGAGTATTGATGAGAATGATGGAAAGGTAGTTCTCTTCAGGTCAGGTAAGGTCTTACGAATGATTACCCATCTTGACTTGGGATAGAGTAAGCAGAGTGATGATAGGGTAAGAAGCAACCAGTAGGTCTTACCACCACGTATTGCACCACCAAACACTATAACCTTCTTGACTCCATTGACTGCTAAGTCATATGCAGTAGTCTGCCTCTTGGTTAGTTTGAAACTCATTCATCCTTGTCTCCCTCAGTTCGTATGATGATTAGTGGCTCAGTCGTATTGAATGTTGATTCACCATTGTTTGCCCATAGCTTACGTTGTCGATTGGCTAACCAGTGCTTTGCTGCTGGTGTATCAGGAGGAAGTTCTTTTCTCAACTGAACTACCTGACCATCCTTTGTCAATGCCTCCTCAATGATTGTGAGACCCAATGCTCTCTTGTACATTGCTCTTGCCACTTTGCCGTCTGCATTCTCTTTCCCTTGCGTTAATGACTCAAAAAACTTTGGATGTTCGGTTTTCCAATTGTTTAATGTTTGTTCAGTTATACCTAAGATGTTAGCCATTTGGCTATCTGATAAACCAAGAAGAGCCATTTCAAAGACTTGGTCATTGAATGCCTCCTTATACTTAGTTGGTCTACCTCCCTTGTTTGGTTCGTCTTGTGCTTCCATAGCTACAAAGTTACATAAGAATTTAGTTTATCAAGTGATATGAACTTCTGTAGTTCGAATCCCTGAGTCTTGAAGTTCATCGTGGTGCAATGCTCAATGATATATTCTTTAGGCACTACCCAAGTATTCTGCTCATCAACTATCTCAACCTTGTCAAAGGTCTGACCATTCTCAATCAGGTAGTAGTTGATGCCATATGAATTGTTTACTCTCATCAGATGCTTACCTCGTGACCTTACGAGCCTTAGAGTTCTTGTGACCTTATCAATCTGACCTATGGCTCTCTTCTTACCATCAGCAAGTAGCAATGATAGGTTGATGATTGAATCCTTATGAGAGGCAATTAACTTATTACCACTTGAATCTTGTATGGTGTGGGTCTTGTTCATAGTTGGTAGGTGTCAATTCGTTTCTTGACCATATCAATGAACTTATCCATCATTGATGCATAGTAACTATTGAAATCTTGGTATCCTTCAGGGTTGCGTTCAAACAATACATAGAGGCAAGACCTCAGCCTTTGACTTGGTGTCTTACTACCCATCTCCTCTGCATCTATCTTGATTGACTTGAGTAACTCCTCATCATTGTAATTGAATGCCTCACCTTTGAATGCCATAACACCTACACCTGATGTCCATTGGTTGAATAACTCTGCTGCTTTCGCTGGAGATAATTCTTGTGTACCTATGACTACCTTTAAGGTCTTATCTCGTCTTGTAGCTACTGATTCAATTGCACAAGGTATAAGTAGTAGGTTACTTTCCATAGGATGAGGTGTAGTAGTCTTGTGCAGTCTTAAATTCAAATGGTGTCCACTCTGATTCTCCTTGTTCATATGCTTCAATTATCTGCTCCTTCTCCATTTCTTTAGCTTCTCTAATCAATGAATCAAATTTGAAATCAGGTTTAGCTAACTTAATCTTTTCAACCAGCCAATCAACTGCTAACTGCTTACTATCCATAAGTCTCTTTATAGAAAATCATTGATGCTTTTTGTGAATACCTTTCAGTCTCACTATCTTCTAATCCACATTCGTATGCACCCATTACCTCAACCTTATGTTGTGATTTAAGTTCATCGTAGTTAGATGTTAGCCATATTACGAATTTAATAGCATCTAACTCTTGGCGTTTTTCAAATATTAATTCAATGCTTGATTGTTCAGCAGCCATAGTGTTCAGATTTATTTGATTTGTTTGATTTAAATTCAGCACTCACCCTATCAAGATACTGCTTGACCATTACCTTGATTAGTTCCTTATGTGATGTTGGTATGCGAAATGTGATGTTTATTGTTCTTTCACCATACTTGAATGGGTGACCAGCACCAAGTCTCTTACCACCTCTGTTATCTTTCTTTTTTAGTTCCATAGTCAACAAATATAGTGATTATATGATTATGTTTTACATTGTTTATTATTGCAAAATATCTTGCCGTGATATACTTTAGCATACTCACACCTACCACTTCTTATCTCGTAATAGGTCAAGTCACATTCAATTGACCACATCTGACGAAATGGGTAAGAGTTATTGAATAGAATCTCAAACTGCTCATAGGTAAGATTCATTTCATCAAGCATTACAAATGGCTCAGTAAGGTGCTTATCTAAGTAGTTCAAATACTCAAAATGGTTTATCCCAATCTTTGTCTGCATAGTGTCGTAAGTCATTAGCTGGTTGTGGTAAGAATGTGCTGCCTATATCGTGGGTAAGTACATCAGTAAAGTTGGTCATATTGGGTGAGTGCCTGAACTCAACTACACCAGTAGCACCTTGCCGATGCTTCTCAAACAAGTAGAAGATATGATTGGTGTATGGATTGCCATTATCATCTTCAAGACCATAGTATGATGGTCTCCAAACGAATGCAACACTATCTGCATCTTGCTCAAGTGAACCTGATTCTCTCAGGTCAGATAGTATAGGTTTTTTATCTGGTCTTTTCTCCACCTCTCTGCTCAATTGAGCAAGTGCAATAATTGGTATGCCTAACTCTTTTTGTGCTGCTTTTAATGTTCTACTTATTTCAGCTACTTCAGCCTCTCTGTTACCTCCTCTAAAGCCTTCTATGGTCATCAATTGCAAATAGTCAATGATTGCCCATTTACATCTGCCTTTACGATGCTCTCTCTTCATTACCCTTATTGCCTCGTGGACTCCACACCTTGCCTTATCGTAGATTAAGAATGGTGCTTTCTCTATGCTGCCTATCGTTCTTTCAAATGAGTGGAGTTCAGATTGACTCAGGTTACCATCTCTAAGTCTTGAAGAGTGGATTGAATCACCAGCCTCTTGAAGTATTAGCCTTTGACATAATTGACTCTTGTTCATCTCAAGATTGAAATAGATACCAGCCTCACCACTCTTCATTCCGTGAAAGAGTGCAAGAGCAGTCTTGCCCATACTTGGTCTACCAGCTATGATGATGAACTCAGGATGGAATCCACCAGTAAACTTATTGAGTGCATTGAGTCCAGTCTCAAGACCAGTAGTCTTGCCTGATTGAGTTAAGGCTGCTCTTCTGTAGTATGCCTCACGTTCATCATTAGTCAATTGTGATAGGTCAATGATGTTATCTGAATTGCTTCCAGTATCAAGTAGGCTGGTCAATGACTTGATGATTGATGTAGCAGTTGTGAATCCATCAGTATTACTTAGACCTAATGATTGCTCAGTTACGATTGATGCTATTGACCTCTTGATGTGTTCATCCTTTAGTATGGCAATGTATTCATTGACTGGTTCATTGTAGGTCAGGTTGTTTGACCACATCACTATCTCAGATGTTTCTTTAGGAGTGAACTTATCAATCTCGTTTGATGTCATAAAGAAGTTGACCAAGTTAGGTGTAAGACCTTTGTCAATCGTTTTTTTTATTACTTGGTAACATCGTGAGGTAAGCACCTCATTGAAGAGATGCTCACCAAGTTGAGGCATTAGTTCTTGGTGGGTCTCACCAGTCATCAGTATGCCTATGAGTGCTTGTTGT